TCGGCCACGCCACCCCCCGCGCCCGAGGCGGCGACGACACGAACCTCGCACCCGAACACGCGACGTGTAACCGCGCGAAGGACGCGAACACGCGACACATTCCGACATTTACGCACCCCGATTTTTCCGAAACCGGCGCCGCGAATTCACCCCGCGCTTTGTCCGTTTTTCGCGCGAACCCCGCCGATCGGGACTGGTGATGGCCGGCCCGTCCCGGTCCGGCCCGGCCCCGACGCATCTGACCCGACGTGGCCGCAACCACACCGCCGGGAACACGGTTTCCGAGCTCGCGACCCGTCTCGGCCGCCCGTTGTACCCCTGGCAGCGTGCCGTCGCCGACGTCGCGCTCGAACGGACCGGCCGAGACCGGTGGCGCTACCCCCGGGTGACCGTTTCGGTGCCCCGGCAGTCCGGCAAAACGACACTGACCGCGCTGGTGTGCCTGGCCCGCTGCCTGACCCAGCCGGACGCGCGGGTCTGGTACACGGCGCAATCGCGGATGGACGCGGTGGACCGGTGGCGTGACATCGTCCGGCTGCTGCGCCGCTCCGGCATGGTGGAGTTGCCGGCCCGGTCGCGGGCGGAGGGGCCGTGGGAGTACCGGGTCAAGGGCGCGGCGGGTGAGGAATCGATCGAGTTCGTCAACGGCGCGCAGCTGCGGGTGTTCGCGCCGGCGCGGGATTCGCTGCACGGGGCGACGACGGACCTGGTGGTGATCGACGAGGCACGGTTCTTCGACGAGGTGCAGGGTCGGGACCTGATCGGGGCGATCGAGCCGTCGCAGCTGACCCGGGACGGGCAGTTGTGGATCGTGTCGACGGCGGGCGGGCCGGGGTCGACGTTCCTGGCCGGTGAGATCGACGCGGGCCGCGCGTCGCTGACCGGGCGGCGTTCGCCGCGCTGTCACGCGGAGTGGTCGATCGGCGGTCAGGACGCGGCCGGTGGTGATCTGCTCGAGCGGGTGTGGGCGGCGCATCCGGCGGCGGGTCGGCGAGGTGGGCCGCGGCGCGACGCCATGGTGGTGGCGGCCGACTCGATGCCGGCGTGGCAGTTCGCCCACGAGTACGGCAACCGGTGGCAGACGCAGGAGGATCTGCGGTTGTTGCCGGAGCCGGCGTGGCGGGCCGGGACGGTGCCCGAGCTCGGTGGTGGGCTGCCGGTGTTCGGGGTGGATGTGGCGGTGGACCGGTCGGCGGCGGCGATCGTCGCCGCGGTCGGCACGACGGTGCAGCTGGTGGAGCACCGGCCGTACGCGGACTGGGTGACCCAGCGGGTGTTGGATCTGGTGGCGCGGTGGGGTGCGCCGGCGGTGGTGGTGGACGCGGCGGGACCGGCGGGGACGGTCGCGGAGCAGCTGCGTCCGCATCTGGGGGACACGTTGGTGGTGACGTCGACGCGGGAGTTGGCGGCGGCGTGCGGCGGGTTCTATGACGCGGTGATCGCGGACCCGCCGGGGGTGTTGCACACGCCGAACCAGATCCTGGATGACGCGGTGGCGGCGGCGGCGCGGCGGTCGGTCGGGCAGGCGTGGATGTTCGACCGGGCCCGGTCGGGCCCGGCGATGTTGGCGATGGTGTTGGCCTGGTGGGCGGGGTCGCGGGTGGCGCCGGTGGAAAGGTCACAGATATGGGTCTGAGGGACTTCTACCGGCGCCGGGTCGAGCTCGAGCAGCGGGCGGCCGTGTCGTCGACGACGCTGACCGCCGGCGCCGGGCGGGACATCCTGTGGAATTCGCCGGACGGGTGGGAGGTGGAACGGCCGGGCCTGTGGTTCGTGAACACGCCGCCGGACGGGACAGTCTGGGGTAACCCGCCGCCGGGCGCGGGTGATCCGTGCGGGTTCGGCACGTTACCGGCGGTGCAACGGTGCACGTCGCTGATCGTGGACGTGATCGCCGGGTTGCCGTGGGACGTGATCCGCGGCGACTGGGAGATACTCGCGTCGCCGTCGTGGATGGCGGATCCGCAGGCGAAACGGGTCGACGGGCGGGTCGTCGGCCCGTTGTCGATCGACACGCAGCTGTCGGCGGTGGAGTTCTGGTCGACGTGGATCACGTCGGCGCTGTGGTGGGGTGACGGGTACGTGTACGCGCCGCTGCGGGACGCGTACGGGGCGCCGCGGCCGCCGCTGTGGATCCTGCACCCGGATGCGGTGCAGATCCGCGGCGGCCGGTACTGGGTCGCCGGGGACACCGAGGGGCCGTTGCCGGTGGGGACGGTGCTGCATCTGCGGGGCGGGCGGATCACCGATGACGGGCACGGCACCGGGGTGTTGACCCAGCACGCCGCCGAGCTCGGGATCGCCCTGTCGGTGCGTGGTTACACCGGGCAGCAGTACCAGTCGGGGATCCCGGCCGGCTACATCGAGTCGTCGCAGCCGAACCTGACCGCGGACGATGCCCGGTCGCTGCAGGCGGCGTGGGAGGCGCAGCATGGTGGGCGGCGGCGGGTCGCGGTGCTCAACGCGACCACGAAGTTCACCCCGATCGCGATCTCCGCGTTGGATGCGCAGCTGGCGTCGGCGCGGGAATGGTCGCTGCGGGACGTGGCGCTGATTTTCGGCATGCCGTCCTACATGCTTGACGTGCCCGGGGATTCGGCGACGTACGCGAACGTGGAGTCCCGGATGATCCAGTACCGGATGTTGACGTTGCTGAACCCGTGGGTGCGGCGCATCGAATCCTGTCTGGATGCGGAGTTCCCGGCCGGCACCACGTTGAAGATCAAAACGGCCGGGTTGGAACGGGCCGACACGAACACCCGCTACCAGGCGTACAACCTGGCGCAGATGAAACCGGACGGCACCGGGTGGATGACGACGGACGAGATCCGGGCGTTGGAGGATCTGCCGCCGCTCGACGAGGCGCCGCCGCCGGCACCGACCCCCGCGGCCGCGGCGGCGGCGCCGCCGGATCCTTTGGAGGTCACACCGTGAACGAACTGTCGATGGAACTGCGGGCGGTCGACCCGCAGGCGCGGACCATCACCGGGATCGTCGCCCCCTACGACGAGGTGTCCTACCTGACCCCCGACCCGGCGGGGGAGCGGATCGTGCGGGGCGCGTTCCGCAAGTCGATCGAGCAGCGGGGCGGGAAGGTCCGGCTGTTCGTCGCGCATGACAACCGGGGTGCGGCGGTCGGGCACGCCACCGAATGGGTTGACGACGAGGCGGGTCTGTCCGCGGTGTTCACCGTGGCGGCCGGGGCGCGTGGCGACCAGGCGCTCGACGACTGCCGCGCCGACTTGTACGGGGGCCTGTCGGTCGGGTTCCGGCCGCTGGTGCAGACCCGCGGTGAGGACGGGGTGCGGGAGATCCGTGAGGCGGCGTTGGCTGAGGTGTCGCTGGTCGGGGTGCCTGCGTATGAGGGGGCGCGGGTGTTGGCGACCCGGTCGCGGGCCGCGGCGCCGGCGTTGCCGCCACGCCCGGTTGTCGACCTTTCCCCGATCCCGGCGGTGTGGTTGTACGATTCGGGCCGTTAGATCGTGGCCGCTGTCCTGGCCGGCTACCTGAACCGTGCATCCGCCTAGCTAGCGGTCGCCGGCGGTGGTCACCCCGGAAGGCACCCGCGACGTGAGTGCTTATTCCGTCGTGTGTTCCGGGAGGACACCAATGATCCATTACATCAAGCGGCTGCTGGACGAGCGGGACAAGCTGACCGCCACCGCAACCGGCATCACCGACAAGGCCGCCGCGGAGAACGTCGACCTGTCACCCACTGAAGAGGCGACGCTGGCGACGATCCAGGCGCGGTGCGCCGAACTGGACGCGCAGATCACGACCTACAACGAGCAGGCGGCGTCGCAGCGTGCGTACGCGCAGCTGCGGTCCGCGGCCGAAACGGAACCGGCCGAGGACGCGCCCGGCACCGAGATCGTGCCGCGCCGCGCCGGCGCCGCCGCCATTGAGGAGTCGTGGCTGGCGCCGATCACCCGATCCGCCGAGTTCGCCGCCTACTCCGGGCACGGCACGTCGGCGCGGGTCGAATGCGGGTCGGTGTTCTCCGAGCGGGCCACCATCCTGTCGACCGACGTGCCGCAGCCGCATTACAAGTGGACCGGCAACACGCAGGCGCCGATGGTGATCGCGCCGCTCACGGCGGCCTGCGGCTACCAGCGGGTCAACGCCGGCGCGGTTGACTACGCATACATCACCCCGACGCCGGCGAACGCCGCCCCGGTGGTGCCGGAGAACACCGCCAAACCGGAGATGACGTTCACCATCAACCCGCGGTCGGAAACGTTGCAGACCTACGCGCACTGGAAGGCGCTGACTCGGCAGGCGCTCGACGACATCCCCGGTATCGAAGCGTTGGTCCGCACCCAGCTGCAGGCCGGGTTGCAGATGGCGATCGAGAACGGTGTCGCGGACGCGTTGAACGCGGACGCCACGTTCCTGCCGGTGTCCGGCCCGTCGATGCTGGCCGCCGCCCGCATCGGCATCGCCGAGCTGCAGTCCCGCGGGAAGGTGTCCAACGCGTTGCTGCTCAACCCGCTGGACTGGGCTGACATCGACCTGGCGATCCTGGCCGGCACGCTGGGCGGGCCGGTGTCCAACTCGTCACCATGGGGGGTGAAGATCGTCGCGTCGCCGCAAGTAGCCCAAGGCGAGGGGTACGTCGGCGACTTCCAGAACGGTGTGACCGTGTTCGACCGGGGCGTGTCACAGGTGTACCTCACCGATTCGCACGCGTCGAACTTCCTATCCAACGTGCTGGTGATCCTCGCCGAGACCAGGGCCTTGCCGGCGGTCACCGACGCGTCCGCGCTGGCCAAACTGACGGTCACCGGCCCGTAATGCCCACCACGGTCGAGCGGCTGCTGACCCACCTGGGGATCGCCCCGGGCCGGCCGGTGGACCAGGCCGCGTTGCAGGACGCGGCCGACTCGGCCAACGACCTCGTCGCCCAGCTGCGGGCCGACCTGCCCCAGCTGGTCGACGAGGACGGGCAGCCGGTCGACCCGGCAACTGTGGTGTGGCCGCCGCGGGCGGACGAGGCGGCCACACTGCAAGCGGCCCGCCTGTACGGGCGGCGCGGGTCCGTGCAAGGCGTGGCCGCGTTCGCCGACGCCGGCGTGTCACTGCTGGCCCGGCTCGACCCGGACGTGCGGGTGCTGCTCGAGCTCGGCGAATATCAGCGATCGGCGTTCGCGTGAGCATCACCGACGAGATGCAGGCGATCGCGGACAAGCTGGCCGCGCAAGGGGTGGACGCCACCTGCGACCCGCGTTCGGCGACCCCGCCGTGCCTGCTCGTGGAGTACCCGAACCTGCGTTTCGACGTCGGCTGCGGCGCGACCGGTGAATGGGGTGTGGTCGCCCTCGCCCCGGGCACCGCGAACCTGGACGCGGTCGACTCGCTGGTGCCGCTGCTCGCCGCGGCGGCGGCGGTGCTGCCGCTCGAACGCGCCGACAAGATCAGTTACATGCTTTCCCCGGACAACCCGCCGGCGCCGGCGTACCGGTGCACGTTCACGCAAGGAGTCGACCTATGACAATCACCGAGTCACGCGTCAAGCAAGGCATCCTCACCTTCGGCGGGTCCGGTGGCGGCACCCTGCCGGACGGCACCGCGTTCGCCTGCCAGGCGACCAACGTGCACGTCACCCCGTCCTACGACGACGACGGGGACAACATCGAAACCCTGTGCGGGGACACCCTGCCGCCTGGGAAGAAAGAAACGTGGGTGCTGGCCGGTACCAGCGTGCAGGACTTCGACGACCCGGACGGGTTCCTCGCCTACTGCTACACGAACGCGATGCAGACCGTCGCGTTCACGTGGGAACCGAACCAGACCGGTGCGCCGACTTGGGCCGGTGAGTGCGTGGTTGTCGCGGTCGAAGAGGGTGGGGACGTGAACACCCGGATCACCACTGACTGGGAGTTCGACGTGGTTGGGCGGCCGACCCGCACTGCGGGTGCCGGTGCCGCGCAGGAGGACGAGCAGCAGGAGCCGGCGGCCTGATGCCCGGCCCGGTCGTCCAGGTCGAAGGGCTGCGCACCCTGTCGACGACGCTGCGGCGTGCGGAGCAGAACCTGGACGACCTGAAGGACGCGAACGCGCGGGTCGGGGCGATGGTGGCGCAATGGGCGTCGGTGCGCGCCCCCCGGCGCACCGGCCGGCTCGGCCAGTCGGTCCGGGCCGGGCGTCAGGCGGGGGCGGCGGTCGTCAGCGCGGGCACGGCCGCCGTCCCCTACGCGGGGCCGATCCACTGGGGCTGGCGGTCCCGGCACATCACCGCCCAACCCTGGGTGTCCGAGGCGGCGGTGGAAACCCAACCGGCGTGGCTGCCCGTCTACCAGGCCGACATCCAGAAGGTGCTCGACACCGTTAAAGGAGTCTGACGTGCAGGTGCGGCGCAGGTTCCGGCTGGTCCTGGCCGGGCAGAAGGTCGAGATCGACACCAACGCGCTCGACCTGGCCAAGGCCGAACGCGAGGGGGAAGGCCCGGTGGTGCAGGGGCTGCGGCTGATGCATCAGGCGTGCCTGCGGCAGCGGGTCGACGGGGTGCCGGTGAAGTTCGACGAGTTCGCGTCGATGCTCGACGAGTTCGACGACATCACCGACGACGAGGACGGCGTGGGGGACATGGACCCTACCCGGCTGGCGGACTAGCGGAGTTCGCCGTGGTGCTCGCCGTCGAGACAGGGGTTCCGATGACCGTGTGGCTGGCCGACACGCGGGCCATGACCACGGCGGTGCGTTACCTCGAGGACCGGGCCGAAGCGGTCAAGAAGGCCCGCTGACATGGGTGCCCCGGCAACCCTGAAGATCGCGATCATCGCGGACGCGGCGAAAGCTGTCGCCGGGCTCAAACGCGTCGACGACGCGGCAGGCAAGGCGGCATCGTCGACGGAGAAATCCGGGTCGAAGTTCGGCACCCTCGCCAAGGTGGCCGGCGCGGCGATCGGCGGGGCCGCGCTCGGCGGCGTGGTGAAGATGTTCAAAACCGGTGTCGACGAGCAGAAAGATTTCCTGTCCGGGCAGGCGCAGCTCGCGAACGGGATCAAAACCACCGGCAACGCGGCGCACGTGTCGGTGGGCGGGCTCGAGGATCTCGCCTCGTCGATCCAGAACTACTCCGGGCAGACCGACGACTCGATCGTCGCGTCGGAGAAACTGCTGTTGACGTTCACCGGGGTCCGGAACGAGGCCGGGAAGAACAACGACATTTTCAACCAGGCCACCAAGATGACCGCGGACATGGCCGCGAAGATGGGTGGTGACGCGTCGAAATACGCGGTGCAGCTTGGTAAGGCATTGAACGACCCGGCCAAGGGCGTGTCGAAGCTGACGAAGATCGGGGTGACGTTCACCGACGCGCAGAAAAAACAGATCGCGGCCATGGACAAGGCCGGGAACAGGGTGGGCGCGCAAAAAGTCATCATGGCCGAGCTGCGTAAGGAGTTCGGCAACTCGGCGAAAGCGGCCGGGGACACCCTGCCCGGGAAAATGGCCCGCGCGCAACGGTCCTTCGAGGACGTGTCGCAAGGGCTGATCGCGTCGCTGATGCCGATCATCACCAAGCTCGCGGACGTGCTGCTGCAGGACGTGCTGCCCGCGTTTGAGAAGGTGATGGGGTTCATCGAGAAACACCAGACCCTGTTCGGGATCCTGGCCGGGGTGATCGGCACGGTCGTGCTCGCGATCAAGGCCTGGTCGCTGGCTCAGGCGATTTTCAACGCGGTGATGGCGGCCAACCCGATCGTGCTGATCATCGCCGCCGTGGTTGCGCTCGGCGTGGCCCTGGTTATCGCCTACAAGAAGTCCGCGACGTTCCGCAAGATCGTGCAGACCGCGTTCGGCGGGATCGTCGCCGTCGCCAAGGTGCTGTGGGCCGGGTTGAAACTGCTGTTCGCGTTCTGGATGCTGCAATTCCGGCTGGTGCTGGCCGTGGTGCAGACCGTCGCGCGGGGCGTGATGGCCGCGTTCAAATGGGTCGTCGACGCGGGCGCCACCATGATCGGCTGGATCCGGAAGATCCCCGGCTGGATCAAATCCGCCCTGTCCGGACTGTTCAACATCATCAAGGCGCCGTTCCTGGCCGCGTGGAACTGGGTCGCTAACAGCCTCGTCCCCGGCATCGTGGGCTGGGTCAAGTCGATCCCCGGGAAGGTCACCTCCGCGCTCACCGGTGTCGCAGAGGCGATCAAGGCGCCGTTCCGCGCCGCCTGGGACTGGGTGGCGCACACTCTCGTGCCCGGCATCATCGGCTGGGTTCAGTCGATCCCGGGGAAGGTGCGGGCCGCGCTGGCCACCCTGGCCGCGATCATCAAGGCACCGTTCTCCGCCGCCTGGTCGTGGGTCAAGACCAACGTGATCGACAAGATCGGCGGCGCGTTCGCCGGGCTGTGGTCGGCGATCAGGAACGCCATGTCGAAGGTGGAAGGGGCGATTACCGCACCGTTCAAAGCGGCCTGGACGTGGATCAAGACCAACGTGATCGACAGGATCGCGTCCGGGTTCTCCACGCTCGGCGCCGCACTGAAGAAACCGATCAACGCAGTCATCCGAGCCTGGAACAACCTCAGTTTCACGATCGGCGGGTTCAAGCTGCCGTTCCCGCCGCACACCAAGTTCCCGTCCGTGACGATCAGCACGCCGAACCTGCCGCTGCTCGCGTCCGGCGCCTACGTCACCCGCGCCACCGCCGCCGTCGTCGGCGAGGGCCGCTCGGCGGAGTTCGTCGCGCCGGAGCCGATGCTCCGCGCGGTGATCCGCGACGAGCTCGGCCGCGGCGGCGGCAACGTGTACAACTTCCAGGTCCCGCCCACCGCGAACCCCGCCGAAACCGGCCGGGTCATCGTCAAGGCGATCCAGGCCTACGAGCGGGCCGCCGGCGCAGGGTGGCGATCCGCGTGAGCACCCTGGTCGCCGACGGCACGGTCGAGATCGCGGTCGAGCTCGGCGTCGGCCGTTCCGCGCTGGAGGGCGTGTGGGACTCCGCGGTGTGGGGCACCAACGTGTGGGGGCAGTCGGACACCAGCCTCGGGGATTGGGTGGACTTCACCTGCGACGTGGTCGACGAGTCGCTGTCCACCACGTCCGGCACGGACCAGACCGACGGGGTGGTGACGCACTGGGCGGCCGCAACCTGCTCGCTGCGGCTGCTCGGCCCCGCCTGGGACCCGTGGCACGGCCCCTACGCCGGGCTGGCGGGCCCGGGACTGCCGGTGCGGATCCGGTGGCGCCCCGCCACCGGGATGGCCGCCCTGGCCGGCATCGCCGACGACGAGGAGGATCTGGACGCGTCGGGCTGGCAGTTCGCGTTCGTCGGCGCCGTCGACGACGAGGGATACAACTGGAACCCGCAGACCGACCCGGCCCGCTCCTACGCCGCGCTCGCCGCCACCGACGGCACCCGCATCCTGTCCGCGTTCGACGGGCTCGAACAAAACCCGCAAGGCGCGCAGGAAACCGCCTCGCAGCGGGTCACCCGCATCCTGGACACCGCGCTGTGGTCAGCCACGCTGCGCGACATCACCGCCGGCGGCGTCGCCGTGCAGGCCACCACGCTCGCCGACAACGCGTGGACCATGCTGCTGCAAGTCGCCGACACCGACCTCGCCCTGCTGTGGATCCGCCGCGACGGCTACGTCTGCTACCGCCCGCTCGGCCGGATCAAGTCCATGGTCGCGGTCGACGCGACCATCGCGGTCTGCCCCGCCGACAGCTCGCAGATCCAGATGGTCGACATGGAAGGCGGGCAGCCGACCGTCACCCGCAACATCGTGTCGATATCCCGGCAGGCCCGCGACGAGACCGACACCCCGGTCACCATCACCCGTACCGACGACGAGTCGGTGGCGCGGTTCCTGCCGCACACCTACCAGCGCACCGACCTGATCCACTGGGACGACGACTGGTCCGGCGTGATCGCCGACGCCGTCCTCGCCGGGTCCGCCTGGCCCCGCGACGCGCCCCAGTCGGTCGAGCTCAACTCCCGGGTCGACCCGCGCGCCGCGCAACTGCTGCTCGGCCTGGACTTCGACCACCGCCTCACCATCACCGACGGTGTCTCGGCGTGGCAGGTCGCGCCGTCCGCGTTCTCCGACGTGCAGATCAACCGGCGTGAGATCACCGGCGTGATCGCCCTGCTGGACATGTCCGCGTGGGCGTCCGGCGCGTGGGACACCGCGAAATGGGACATCGACCAGTGGGGGTACATCTAAATGCCGACCGGACGAATCCAGGTCGCCCCCGGCCAGACCATCGTGTCGGCCGGCTGGGGCAACCCGCTGTGGGACCACTCAGTACAGGCGTTCGCCTCCGCCGCGGACCGTGACAACCAGTTCCCCGCACCGCAGCCCGGCGCGATGTCGTTCACCGAGGACACCAAAACCCTGTGGGTGTTCGTGTCCGGGGCGTGGGTGCCTGTTCCGACCGGCATGAGAATCGTGTGGGGCAGCGTCGCCGTGCCGATCGCGACCGCGAACACCGCCGCCTCGGCCGCGGTCACCTTCCCGGCCGGGTCGTTCACCGCCGCACCGTTCATCGTCGCCGGCATCAGCACCGGCCCACCCGCCGCCGGGTCCGCGTTCGCCTGGCCGTCCGCCGGCACCGCCAGCGGCTTCACCATGAACGCGATGCGGTCCAACACCAGCACACAAACCTGCTGGTACATCGCGATCGGGGCCTGAGCATGAGCACCGTCACCTGCCACACCGAGGGCTGCGACAACAACGGGGTGCCGCTGCAACTCGACCTGACCGTCTACGACCCGGACACCGGGCAACCGGCCGGCACCACCAGCACCGTGATCTGCGGCCCGTGCGGGCAGCCGATCACCGACATTCAGGACGGAGCAGCGTCATGAGCGACCCGGACGGCTGGCCGGTGCAACCGGTCGAGGAAGAACCCGTGCAACCCGAACCCGAACCGGACCCGGTCCGCCGCGACACCGGCGACGCCGCCCGGCTCGAACAGCCCGGCGACAGTCAACGATGACGGATCTAGTGCTTACGGTTGCGCATCCGCGAGCATTCGGCGCAGGTCCGCTTGCCGCCTGCCGCACCGACGCGCGTCCATACCCGATCGAAGTCGGAACCGTACGGACGCCGGTTTCCCATGCCACAAGTGTAAGCGACAGGGAAGGGGGTGAGGCCGATGAGTGAGTACGCGCCAGCCGCGATCACCGCCATGTTCAACACCATCAAGGCGGGTATCCCGTCCGCGCAGATGGCCGGGATTATCGGCGACTCCGCCCACACCTACGGCTACCACCGGGGCCGCAACTACGTGTCGGGCAGCGACTACTCGGTGAGCCAGAACCCGGCCGACCGCAAGGGCGACGGTGAGGCGGCCTGCGCGCTGGACATCTCCTGGGGCAAAGCCGCCGACCAGTACACCGTCAGCCAGCGGCTGCTCAACGCCAAGAACAACGCGACGGCGAAGAAGGTGCTGCGGTCGTTCTTCGGGTCCACCGACGGCTACACGGTGTGCGGCTGGGACTACTACGAGGGCTGCCCGGCCACCAGCGACGACTCCCACCTGTGGCACGTCCACCTGAGCATCACCAGGCAGTACTCGAACGACCACGCCGCCTTACAACAGGTCGCCGCCATCGTCACGGGCGGCGCCGCCCCGTCCCCGGAGGAGGACGACATGCCCAAACAGATCTACCTGTACTCCAAGTCCGGGCAGACCACGAAGCTCGCGAAAGCGAACACCTACTACACCGTCGGCTGGGACGCGTCCCTGTCCGGCACCGGCGGCTCGTCCATGTCCTTGCCCGACTCGGCGACGATCTTCTCCATGGCCGCATGGCTGTACACCACCGGGCTGGCCCCGGATGACAACCTGTACTGGCGGGTCCAGACGTTGGACCGCAACGGCAACGAGCTCGCCAAGTTCCCGGTCGGCGAGGTGCGGGGCACCAGCGGCGGCACCAACGTCGAATTCGCGCAAGTCGGGTCGGTGCCGAAGAAAACGAACCTGCGGCTGCTTGTCGCCGCCACCTGCGCGAACGTGGCGGTGACGCAGGCGTGGTGGCGCTGCCTGTACTGGTAAGCGGGATGCGTGGTGAGACGGTGGCAGGCGCGGGCCCGGCTGGTCGTGCTCGCCGCAGCGTGCATCGCCGGCGGGCTGCTCGTCCCGTTCCTCCCGCAGCAGGACCGGGCCGACGTGCTCGCCGCCGGCCTCGTGTTGGGCGGGGTCGCGATGCTGGTCGTCGCCCTCACCCGCGACGACCGTGATGACAGCCGGGATGATCGGTGAAACCGACGAAGGACTGGGTGGTGCTGGTCATCGCGGTCGCGCTCGGGACCGCGTTGAACCTGGTCACCGCCGGCGTCCTCTACGACGCGATCTTCTCCGAAGGCCCCGGCCTGTCCGACAACGCGGTGCAGCTGCTCACCGGCTGGGGCGGCGGCATGGTCGGCATCATCGGCGCCTACGTCGGGTACCGGGTAGGAACCCAGCAGCATGCTTCGGGCAGCCCGCCCGAGGACGATCCAGCGATCCGAGAGGAACCACCACCATGACCGAACCGACTGACACCAGCCCCGACAGCGAGCAGGAAACCATGCACGACGTCAGCGACCCCGACGGCGGCGCCCAGGACGTCCAGGACGGGCCGACAGTGGCTGACCCGGTGCAGGCCGCGAAGGACGCCCGCGCGCAACGCTACGGCGACGACAGCGGCACCGGGGACACGCAGACCGACGACGAGCAGGACGACGAGGACCAGGACGACAGCGCGGACGAGGGCGGCGCCGGCGGTCAGTGAAGGGTGAAGACCTCATCCTCATCGTGATCATGGCGGTCATGCTCGTTGCGCTCGCGCTCGCGATCGTGTGGCCCGTGCTGCACTAGACCCCCCGGTGGCCGGCCGCGGCCTCGGACCGCCAACCGGCCACCGGGCACGCATCAACGGGTCAACGCCGCGACGATCCCCACCACATCCGCCGCCGCCACCGACGCCAGCAGCAGATACGTCACTGCGGTCACGTTCACCCGAATCGACTTGCGCGCGCCACGGAAACCAGCCGTCGTGTCAAACCGCAGCTCCCGGTCCAGGTCGAGCTTCTCCTCGAAGCGGCGCACCCGGGCACGCGTCACCCGGTAGTAGCTGTGGCTGATCTGGATCGCCCGCGCCGACAAACCGCACGCCACCACCCCGACCGCGAACACCAACGCCGGGAACGTCGAATGCTTGAACGCGGCCAACAGTCCCACCCCGGCGGCGAGGAACCCCGAGTTAAACACCAGCCAGTACTGCGTGCGGGACCAGTTCAACTGCACCTGGAACCGGTACTCGTCGACCGCCATCTTGTACAGCTCAACCAGCCGCGCGGAGCTCCCGTCCTCGGGCGGCTCAGCCGGCGTAGGCAGCCGTGCAGGCGTCGGGCTCACCACCGCGACGCTAGACGACGCGACACCCGAACGGTGTCAATCAACGCTTGACACCCCGAAGCGTTGTTGCGCCGCCTGCCGGGTGATGCCCAACCGGGCCCCGATGTCCGCCCACGAGTACCCGTCAGCACGGCAGCGGGCGACCGCTTCCCGCATCAGCTGCTCGGTCTCGTCCTGCGCGGCGAGCAGCGGCGGCATACCCGCGACAACGCCGGCGCCAGCCCATGCCGGCCGACGTCCCACACCCGCTGCGACGCCCACCGCCCTGGCCGCTGCCCGCACACTGTCCGCCCACCGTCGTGCATCACATGCCAGGTGCGGCCACCGTTGCCGGTGACCAGCACCGCATGCTCCAGCGGACCCGGCGCAGCCATCACGCCGCCTCGCGGTAGTGCTCGGCGACCTTGACGACGACCCGGCGCAGCGCCTCGTCGGGCAGCTTGATGTAGCCGCGTGTCGTCGTCGGCGAGCTGTGCCCCATGAGTGTCTGCACCAGTCGTCATGTGCCGAAGCTACGGCACGTGTCGCAGCTTCGTCAACTGTGGGCACGGATCGCGCGCTCAGCCAGATCGAGCAGCTCCTTCGTGTCAGCGGCCTTGTGCCGCTGACCTGTCCGGTACTCGGCAAGACGGCTCAGGAACTGCATGCCAGCGGCATGCCCGCGGTTCAGCTCCGTCTCGAGGTCCGGTGTCCAGTCGACTAGGACTGTCTTCTCAACCCATACGCGGCGCCGGACCTTAGGGGCCCGGCCAGGAGAATAGGTGCCTTCGCGAGTCCGTCCGTGCGCGTTCTGCACGGGCTTCGCGCGCACATTTAAAATTCTAATGTGCGCGCCTAGCCGAACCACCTTGCGGACCCACCAGACGAAGGCCTCGTCCTGCGCCGCGTCGCTCCATCGTTCCGTCTTGCCCTCGAGCCAAGTGGGGTCGACCTCGGCCTTGTGCTTCGCGTAGTCCTGCATGGCCTGCGACACGTAGCCGGTGCGGGGGAACCGTTCGGCGATCTCCGGCACCGTCATCGGCTCGCCAGCGTCACGAAGAATCTGGTAAATCTTCACGATCTCTGAGCTGGCCGCCCTGCCCCGCGGCGACTTGCTCGGCACGGTCATTGTTGGCTCCCGAAACTTTGAGCAGCCATGTCGCCGGCCATGCCCAACCTGGAACCGATCTCGTCCCATGTCGCGCCAGCTGCTGACGCCTCGGCAACCACCTCGATGATCACCTCATAAGCCGCACTCAATTCACCCAGCAGCGAATCGAAAGCCCGCTTCACGACCGGATGCCATGCGTGATGAACGCGCGCAGCACGTCGTCGCAGTGATCGCGCAGCCGTTCCCACATGATCCGGTCGTCGACGCCTTTCTCCGGGTCGAAGAGATCCGCAGCACGCAGGTTCAGCAGCTGCGGCGCCAGCATCCGGGCCCGCCGCGCCTTCTCGTTGCGGATAACTCGCCCGCTCGGCCCGGTCGGACGCCACTGCATCGCCGCAGCTTCGACCAGGCTGACCGCTTCGTGTTCACTCGACGCGTTTTCGATGTCCTTGACGACCGTGCTCAGCTCCGCATTCGGCGGCTTGGAATCCGACACGACTTCGACCAGCCGGCGGAACGGCTCATCGAACTGCACGCCCGCGAGCTTCTCCCGCTGCGTTGCCGAGATCCTCGTAGCCTGCTCTTCGATCCCGAGCCGCTCCGCATGCCGCATAACCTCAGCCTGCTTGCGCCAACGGGTGATCTGCGCGCCCGAACGGCCGACATAGCGTGCAACAGTGCCGACTGAGAACTTGAGCTCGCCGTAAAGCATTTCGATAGCGATCTCCTGCGCCTCTTCGACGGTGAGCGGCTGCCCGTTCAACTGGTTGATCGCTGCGCTCAACGCGCGGGCCATATCAGTCGTCGTGATGTCGTGCACCACGTAGGCAGGGAAAAACTGCATCCCCAATTTGGTCGCCGCCTGGACACGAGTGTTGCCGTCGAGCATGATCCGCGGCTCGCGCAGCACGATCGGCGGGAACTGCGCCCCGTTCTTCATGTGCTCGTAGTAGCGCTCGACGTTGGCTGGGATCGCGCGGTGCGCGACCGCTCGAGCCTGTTGCTCGGACACCTGGATGATCGAGCCGATCTCGACCGCTTCGAGCAGCTCGAATCGGAGATTCCACTCTCGAAGGATCGCTTCGACCTTCGGATCGGAAATGGGTCGGATAATCGTGGTCACGGTGACCGTCCTCTCGTGACGGTTGTCGTTAGGGCCTGGTCGGGAGCCGCAATCTCGTGACCAGGCCCGCCCGCACTCGACGTGCGAACTTCGACGTACGTTAGTCATTACCCGCGTATTGGGCAACTCACCGCGAGTTATTAATCGACCTGGACACGGCGGTTGACTAATCTTCGTCAAATGCCTAAGGTTGGGCCGCATGGACCCCATCTCCACAGCTGAGGTCGCACGCCGCCTCGGCAAAGACGTCCGCACTGTCCACCGTCTCGTCGACGCCGGCCGGCTCACACCCGTTATCAAGACGCCCGGCCTGCGCGGTGCCTACATGTTTGACCCCGATGCGGTCGAAAAGTTGATCGCCGAGACGAAGGCAGACGCATGAAGGGCAAGCATCAGCAGATCGCTGGCCCACGCCGAGTGAACGACGAGCTCGAGGGACAGATCGCGACCTATCAGCATGCCGTCGCGCGGCTGACGCGCGAACGGGACGAGGCGCGGGCCGCGCTGGCGAAACACGATCAGGGTCATCGGAGGATCGAGCGGGAGCTTCGTGCTCGATTGAGTGAAGGTGTCTCACCGGAAGTGGGGGCGCTGCGGAGGGCGAACGCGAAACTGCAGCGTGAGATCGACGTTCGACGCCAAGTCACCACACGGCTCGGATACCAGCAGAGCGCTGGGCGCATGGTGCTGTTCGCGGCATTGCGCGACGCCGGGATCGAGACGTTCGACGCGGCGTCAATCGTGGTGGACACGTTCCCGATGTGGGCGGCGGCCCACAAGTCGGATTGGTTCGTCGGCAGCTATCACGAGGCTGACTACGAGGGCGACAACGATGCTGTGCGGAAACAGGCGGCGCGGGTTGATACGAGGAATCGTCAGGCGCAGATCGCGTCGCTCGTCGGCGCGCTGAACAAGATCTCAACGCAGCTCTATAAGCGAATCATTCACGGCGACAGCGACGCATTGCGCGAGGCGCTATTTCTCGCTGCCGCGCGAGGCGACGCCCTGATCACCGGGGATCAGGAGTGAAGCGGCAACACAGAGTGCCGGTCGAGCATCTTCGACTGTCGGACCCGATTACCCCGGAGTATCAGGCCGAGGTCGACGCGGCGGTCGCGCGTTCCGAGGCGAGATATCGCCGGGCTGAGCACGCCGCCGCACGTGCTCATCAGCGTGCCGAGCGAGCACGCGCCGCAGCGGCGAAGTGCTCCACCCGAGCGAGCCGACAGGAGCTGCGTATCGCGGAAGCCGAGCTTCAACTTCGGCTCGAAGAGATGCAGCAGCTCGCCGCCATGATGCGGTCCTCACCGGCCGCGGCCACGCATCGCGGTGACCACAGCTATCGGCCCGTTCCCACACCGGGAGATCCGCTATGACCTACGTGATCGCGTTCGCAGTCGGTGCGCTCGTCGGCCTGGCCGGTGCTGCTGTGATCGCCGGGTTCGGGTTCCGGCTGGTGCGTCGCGCCCGGCGGTGCTCATGAGCGCGTTGCTGATCGTGCTGATCGCCGCTAGTGCCGCGTCGTGGGCCGGGCTCGCCGCGCAGCGTTACCACCGCGACCGCCGCGACACGCAATGGGCCGACGACACGGTGCGCTGGCTGCGGTCGATGCGGCCCGACCAGGACTTCGACGACCACTGCGACCGGGTGCTGGCGATCGTCAGCGACGACCAGCTCGAGCAGCGGCGCCTCGACCAGGCGATACGGCACCACCCGGCAGGAGGTACCCGGTGACGATCGAACGCCGTAACCACGGCCGGGGACATTCCTACCTCGTCGACGGGGTCAAACTGCCCGGCGTCACCACCATCCTCGACAAGACCATGGCCAAACCCGCGCTGATCGAATGGGCCGGGAAAACCACCGCGAACTACGCCGTCGACTACTGGGCCGAACTCGGCGAACTCACCCCGTCCAAACGGCTCGACCGGCTCAACCGGGCCCGGTTCGAGGAAAAAGACGCCGCAGCACGGCGCGGCACCGAAGTGCACCGGCTCGCCGAACAACTCGTCGCCGGCGCGCAGGTCGACGTCCCCGACGAACTCGCAGGGCACGTCGAAGCCTATGTGGACTTCCTCAACACCTGGGAACCGGAGCCGGTGCTGGTCGAAGCCGTACTCGCGAACCGGACCGTCGGCTACTGCGGCACCGCAGACCTGGTCGCCGACATGGGCCGCCCCAAGGTCCGGTGGCTGCTCGACGTGAAAACCGGCCGGTCCGGCATCTTCGGTGAGACCGCGTTGCAATGCACCGCCTACGCCAAAGCCGAGGCGTACCTCGGTGTGGACGGGGCCGAGCATGACATGGCCGAGCTCGGCATCACCCGGATCGGCGCGATCCACGTCCGCTCCGACGGATGGGACCTGCGCCCGCTGGTGTCGGGTGAGGAGGTGTGGTCGACGTTCCGGCACCTGGCCTGGCTGTACCGGCAGCTGGAGCGCTGCGACGGGCTGCGGGACTGGGTCGGCCCGGCGATCTCGCCGCTGCGTGCGGTGGAGGCCGCGTCGTGAGCAGCGAGATCGAGCTGCGCCGCGGCGGGCACGACCTGGCCGACGGGTACCTCACCCAATGGGCGGAGAACGCGCGGCAGGTCGCCGCCATAGCGGCGTCGCTGGCACGCACCTCGTTCGTGCCCGCGTCGCTGCGCGCCGCCGACATCGACGCCACCGTCGGCAACGTCACCGCCGCCATCCTCACCGGCGCCGAACTCGGGCTCACCCCGATGGGATCGCTACGCAGCATCGACGTCATCCAGGGCACGCCCGCGTTGCGGGCGATCGCGCTGCGGGCGCTGGTACTCAACGCCGGCCACGAGATCGTGGTACGCGAGTCGAACTCGACCCGGGCCGTCGTCGCAGGACGCCGCCGCGGATCAACCGACTGGCAAACCTCGACGTGGACGATCGACCGGGCCAAGCACCTGGCCGGCCGGGAGCAGTGGCGGGCGCAGCCGACCGCGATGCTGCTGGCACGGGCGACAGCAGAATGCGCGCGGCTGATCGCAGCGGACGTGCTGCTGGCGATCCCCTACATCGCGGAAGAGATCGACGACCAGGCCGAGCCCGCCTCAGAGCCGGTCGAAAAACCGGAAACGCCGCCGCGGCGCACCGCGCAACGCCGCCGAACAGTGGACGCGCCGCCGCCGATACCCCCAACCCTTGCTGCGTCGGCGGCGGCGCCCACCAGCGAGGACAACCCACCCCTCGACGACACCAGCACCGAGCAGCCGGCCGAACCCGACCCGCCGATGATCACCGCCGCACAGTCGAAGGCGCTGCACGCCGCGTTACGCGCCGTCGGCGCCGGGCAACGTGACGCCGGGCTCCAACTGGTGAGCGAGATCGTGGGCCGCGACGTCGAATCGACGAAGACACTGTACGAACGGGAAGCGTCGACAGTGATCGACGAGCTGCGGCTACGCCGCACCCGACTAGCCCAGGCCGACGAGGACGCCGCCCTCGAAGCCGCCTACGAAGCTGAGATGAAGACCGCGCAGCAGCAGCAGCCCGCCCTCGACGGCGACCCGGCGCTGGAGGACGAGTGAACCGGGGCGTGCTCGGCCTAGTCGCGATGCAACGCATCGAAGCCCGGCACAAAACCGCGACCACAACACTGAGCGGCGGGGGGCACCTGTCCAGCCACGAGATCGGGGTGCTGCTCACCGAGATGGCCCGGCTCATCGCGTCCCACCACACCGCGACACGCCGCCTCGCCGCCATCGGGTTCGCCCTCGACGGGCGAACCGGACACCCAGACGTGCTGCCGTGACCGCCTATCAGCGCGGCGACTACTTCGAGAAACGCGTCAAGCAACAGTTGACAGACGACGGGTACTGGTGCGTCCAAACCCGCGGCAGCAAAACCCCGGTCGACCTGGTCGCGTTGAAACCCCTGCAGGTGCTGCTGGTGCAGTGCAAGGGCGGGGACAAACCGATCAGCGGCGCCGGGTGGAACGCCCTGTTCCAACTCGCGCACCGGTTGCAGGGTGAGGCGATCCTCGCCGACCGGGACAGCAGCGGCATCCGGTGGCGGCGCATCGTCGGCTGGCACGTGGACCGGTCCCAAACCTGGCCATGCCAACCGTGGACACCCGACGAAGCCGCGCCATGAACAGGAGCTGACGCGATGCCGCTGCCGTGGGTCCGGCTAGACACCAACTGGTACACCAACGAGAAGTTCGTCGAACTCTACGACGGGCGCCGCCTCGGCGCGGTGTGGCTGTACATGGCCGGGCTCGCCTACTGCGGACAGCACGAGCTCGGCGGGTTCGTCCCGTCCCGGATGCTGCGGATCCTCGGTGGCCGCCCGGCCGACGCGGCAGCGCTGGTCGACGTCGAACTGTGGCACAAGCGTGAGGGCGGGTGGGATATCCACGGCTGGGCCGAGTACCAGCAGGACGGTATCGAAGCGCAGGAACGCCGGTCGAACAAGGCGCGGCGTGCGGCGCAAGCGCGGTGGGATAACGACACCGGCGACCGGTCCGAGCGTGCGCGTCACGCTGCCCGCGCACGGTGGCATCGGGACGATGACTGATGCATGCCCGAAGCACATGCTCAATGCGTGCTCAAGCACATGCTCAATGCATGCGTGCGTGCGTGCACGGACGGACGGACGGACGGACTGACGGACGAATACTCACCTTGAAAGGATTGCTTCCACTAACGCTATGGGCCGAAACTGGGCACATCACGAGATCAGATTCATCCCCGACATCGGACGAACCGAGTGCACATGCGGATGGAGATCGCACCGAGCATGGCCCTGGCGTGCCGCAAGAGACCACCTACGGCTAGCGCGACGGTGGCAGCACGGCCGCGGAACATTCACCCTAGTCGACGGCCCAGCTGCTAGGCCGCCCCGAAGGCAACCGTGACCAGCGCACTCACCCCCCACGGATCCACCACCGCATGGCGCCGACTCCGCACCCACCACCAAGCAATCCTCACCACCGCCTGGACCACCGGCACCACCATCGAATGCCGCATCTGCCACGCCCCCATCACCCCCGGCCAAGCATGGGACCTCGGCCACGCCACCCCCCGCGCCCGAGGCGGCGACGACACGAACCTCGCACCCGAACACGCGCACTGCAACCGCGCGAAAGACGCGAACACGCGACACATTCCGACATTTACGCACCCCGATTTTTCCGAAACCGGCGCCGCGAATTCAC